AAATTCAAGTCGATTCCGTCTACAAAAGCCCCCGCAACTACCTCTCTTCCCGCTTCCGGGACATGCGTACCCGATCCAGACGCTACGACATAGAACTCGACGAACAAGTGAACGCAGACTATCTAATGTACCTGTTTGAAAAACAAAACGGGTTTTGTGCCGTGTCCGGCCTACCTATGACATGGATGCACGAAGGACTGTACACAAACCACGGCTCACGGCGCGGGACCAACATTTCTGTTGACAGAATTGACCCTGAAGCAGGTTATGTCCTCGACAACATTCGACTCGTTTGCGACCGCGTCAATAAAATGCGGTCCAATATGACCGACGGCGACCTTTATTTTTGGTGTACCGTGCTCGCAAAAGCCCTCAGAACAACCTAATCCTGCTTCAGCCTGCGCGCCGCCTGTTCTATCAATTTCAACCGCCCCGCATAAAACGATTCGTCTTCTTCCTCAACCTCTGGCTCTTCTACAGGTTTCTCAGCACCATTGAAATCAAGCTCAAGCTCTTCTTCCAAATCATCTAGAACCAAATCGTCCCAATCGTCATCCCGGCTCATTATTCTTCCACTCCTCCACGCTAATTACCCAATCCATGGGTATCGCAATCTCCGCGTCCCCCTCTTCCACTTCACCCTTGTCATTTAACAAAACGTGCGGACACAGCAAAAGACGCCGCTCGTCCTGATGAAGTATCACGCCCATAGATAACACCGACGCCTCTTTCGTCTCCTTCATCTCCTCAACCGAACGCCAACCCACACGGCTCCCGCCACACGCATCACGCCACTTGACCAAAAAAAGTCTCGGCATCATCTTGCTATCCCCCAGATATAAGATAGAGTTAGTCCTTCTATTGAAGTAGACTACTACAGTCCGCCGGGAGAGTCTGATATGGGATTGGCAATTGATTCAGAAAAAAGAGTAAACGCCGCCAAACTACTGGAAAGTAGCGAAGACTTCCGCGAATTCGTAGCCAACGCGCTACAAAACGAAATCTGGTTGGGCGACGAACAAAGCAAGCACATGATGGAAACCCTGATGGCCGACGACGAACAGGAATTTGTGCTGGCCCTGTGCCAAATCGGATTCATCGTCTACACCGACTACCTCATCGAAACCCGCGACCTATACAAAAACAAGAGCTTCCACTAATGAGACACTGCTACGTCTGCAACCGATGCGGGGTGCCCATCACCAACGCCCTCTGCGACCAATGCCACAAAGACCGCAAAGAAAAACCCATCAAAATGGAAATAGCTGAACACTTCGTCGCCCTCTTCGTCATGTCCGTACTCACCGCCTACGTCTACTTCTACCTATGAGCGACCGCACAGGTGAACTGCTCGTCGGGGCGGCTGTCATCGTCGGCGGAATCTGCATCATACTCAGCGGGATCTTCCTCTTCCTCCTCTTACCGTGAGCCGTGGCCCATTAGCCCCATGTCGCGAGACAGCAGGCACGGGCCACGTATCACGGACCACGGGTCTTAATTTCGCTATCTATATAGTGTTTTCCCAGAGAAATAAAAAAATAAAAAATAAATTCTAAATAGCCGTTACCGGCGTTACCGCGTTACCTTGGCCTGAAAGCCGCATAAACACTGGGTTTTGTCGTAACACGTGGGTAACGTGGGTATACACCATTTATGTTCAAGCTTGTTAATCAAGCTATTTGCATTAAGGCGTTTGAGATTCAAAAAAAATATTTTTATTTTTCTGGAAAATATATATATAGGGAGCCAAATTAAGGTATGGTTAGCCGGACTTACTCACATACCGAGGTACTCCTGTGACAAAGAAAGCCAAGCGGTACGCTAAGGTGCTGGACACCAAGGCGGCGGCACTTCCTGAAGCAAAACGACAGCAAACCAACCGTCCGCCACTGGCACAAAAGCGTTTGACCAGAAGGCAGGAGCTTTTTGTTCGCGAACTTGTGTCAAAAGATGGACAGATCACAATGCGGGAAGCGGCGATTAACGCAGGCTATCCTGAACGGTCTGCCCATGTCAGGGCTTCTGAACTCACCAATCCCCGAATCCACCCTCATGTCTGCCGCGCGATCCGTGAATACAGGCAGGAGCTTGACGAAAAGTATGGCGTGGAATACCAGAGGCATCTTAGGGATCTCCAGATCATCCGTGACGCGGCGTTGGAGAATGGTGCGTACAGTGCCGCAGTGCAGGCGGAATATCGCCGTGGTCAGGCGCAGGGGGACATCTACGTCAACAAAACGGAGATACGTCACGGCACTATTGATCAAATGAGCAAGGAAGAGGTCATGAAAGCCTTGAACGAACTCAAGCAGACATACGCCCCGTTGACACATGATGCGGGAGCCGAGGACGGTGGAAACAGAAAGCGGGCGCGTGAGCGGTTAGCCGAGGATGTGATCGATGGACATATTGGAAACGAAGGCGAAGCCGAAGAAACAGCGTGAAGCCAGCTTTTGGCAATCGTTAAAGAAGGCAATTCGGGACAACTGCCCGGATTGGTCTGCCACGCGGTTGGAGTCTAGGGCCACGTTGGGGGTGCCGGATGTTTTGATCATGGACGGCAAGGGCGATTGGCATATGGTGGAGTTGAAGACCACGCAGAATATGTCGGTAGACATCACGCCGCATCAGGTGGCGTTTGCTACCAAACACGCGCGGGGCAGTTGCTGGATTGCGGTGAAGCTTTGCACTGCCACGGGGAGCGAGATCTTTCTGTACCGTGGCGACCGGGCGGTTGACTTGAAGATGGATGGACTACGCGCCACACCTACCAAACATTTCAGCCATCCTGTTTCGTACCGGAGTGTTCTTCACGCTATTGCCACTATGTGAGTTATCCCATACCATGGTGGTGGGCAATGTTGCCTGAGATTGGGAGAGAACTATGAAACCAGTAGAAAGCAAATCAAACTCCGCCGGGGGGATAGATTTATTAACGGAACGTGACGCGGGTAATCCTGTTTTGATTTTGACAGGCCCTCCGGAAAGATCTTTACAATTTTGGGAAGACCTTTTCAGAGAAGCTCAAAACAACATCCACCGTTTAAAAAGCAGACCGTATGCGATACAGCATTTAAGCACGTGGATGATTGAAGACCTGACGGAGCATGAGGAGCAAAATGACCTTTCAGAGCAGGAGCTAGGACGCTACCGTAAACGTTGGATATCTTTGAGTTACCCCGATTTGGTGAAAGAGTATTGCAACTACTTTCCCGAGGGCACGGTGGAGGGGCGGGCATGAACGAAGATCTGTGGGAAAGTCTTTTTGATCGGATTGAAAACGAACTGAAGACGGGCGACATCCACACGCTCTATTTACTGTTGGATTTAGTGCAGGAAGATAAGTTGATTGCTTACGCGAAGGGGGAGTCATGAGAGAACTGCGATTACCGGTGTGGACCGTGGTGTGTGGCGAGCGGTGCAGATGGTTTCCTGACCATGCGTCTGCAAAGGAATTTGCCAATAACGAGTGGGACAAAGAAGCGGACGGTGTGCCCTTTGTTCAATCTAAAACCATTTGGGATGTGGAAGAGGTCTGCGAGATTCTGAACAACGTTGAATCGTTTGCGGACCATGCGCTTGCTCCCGGCGAAATAAAAACGGGGGCGTGGAGGTGAGGTGTTTTCTCTTCTTTGGAGATACGAAGAAAGCCTTAAAAAGCGCAAACAAAAAATCGTTTTGGCAAAAGCATTTCGCAGGCCGATACCTCGGCCATATTTTTATTGGGAGGAAAACGCTATGACAGTAGGCGAAGCCGCCGAGGCTAGATACTCCGGCCTGACTTATGACCATGCCCTGCCGCAGGGCTGGGTGGACGCGTGTTGTGACAAAGGCCTTGATCCGCGCGGACATTTCGTTTGGCTTTACGACGATTACGTCGGAAGGCCTGCCCCTATCACAGATGAGGGGGACCGCATTGTGTCCCTGCTCGCCCGTGATCCGTAGGCGCTAGCACCTACGCCAAGCCGCCTTCGGGCGGCTTTTTTGTGGTTGTTTGAGACTACGTTTGTAGTGTCAAGCTTTTTTTTATCAGGCCGCTAGCCCGCGTCATTACTAAGGCCGTCTTTCGATTTCGGCGGTTTTGCTGAGTTGACAAAAACCGATATGCGATAATAGGTCCATCAAGTCCAAGCGACTTCGATGTTCTTTAACAACGCTGGCCTAGCACCGAGACGCGAGTCCGCTATCGGATGGCAACTTCTCAAAAACTTCATTTTCACTTTGGGAGAAAAGCAATGACTAACATTTATCACTCCAAGCCGTTCTACACCATCAGCCCTAACTATTACCGTGGGGGCAATTATGAAACGGGGGTACGGATCGGTCATAAAGAGCGAAAGGCTTTGTACGCCACGCTTAAAGAACATTTTAAGCAGGGCGGCGACACAAAGTTTAAAACGGAGCAGGAAGGCTTAGACGCCCTAAAAGCCGCTGGTCTATCGCTTGATGATTATTCCGTTTGCGAAACCTGTTCGGTAAGCTTCGGCTGGTAAAACTTAACCCCGCTTCGGCGGGGTTTTTTGTGCCCAAAGAAATTTTAAAAAGAGCATTGCAGGGCGGGGCGACGTATGCGATAGTTCGGGTGCGGCAATCCTGCCGCATACTTTGGGAGATATACCATGCAACATTCGATTGAAAATTCAGACCACACCCTGACCCGCTTGCTTCAACAGGTACAGGACCAAGCCGCCAGATCGCAGGACTTTCTGGCACCGACTAACCAGCTTCAACTTATGACCGGTGATCGGGGTGACGGTAGCAAGGTCAGCCAGATTGTTTTGGAGCAGACCGGTGGGGCACCCACCCAGATCCTGACCGCCAACGATGTGGCGTTTGATCAGATCAGCCAGCGGGCCGGTATCGATGTCCGGACTGCCCGCCGCCTACAGCAGGATTACTCCACCGAATTCGATGGGCTGATCAATGCTATCTGGCAGAAAGAACCGGCGGTGCGAATGATCCGCACGTTTCAACACGCGGCCCATGCAAACCTCGGGGAAGCGCGGGCATTTGTCAGCGACAAATTCAAAACCTTCGACAATGTCCACCTGCTGAATTCTGCCCTGCCGGAATTGATGAACAGCGATGCCCAGTGGAAAGTGGTAAACGGGACGGTGACCGATAAGCGTTTGTACCTCCGCCTCAAATCTGAAGTGATCACGGGTGAAGGCGCGGCGGTTGGCGACATCATGGCGCTGGGCATAGGTATGTCTAACAGCGAAGTCGGTTGCGGTAGCGTTAACGTTTTTCAGATGTTTTGGACGTTGGCCTGCCTAAACGGAATGCAGACTGAGAAGCGTACCCGCAAGTCGCACATCACCGGCGCGCGTGGCGATGCTGATACGTGGGGCCTGCTGACAGATGAAGCGAAGGATGCGGACAATCACGCGCTGGCGCTTCAGATGCGGGATGTGACTAAGGCCTACGCTAGCCGCGAATCATTCGATGAAGTGCTGGAAAAAATGAAAACAGCGCATCAAGACAAAGTCGAAGGTTCGCCGCAGTCAGCAGTCGAAGCCATGGGCAAAGTGCTGGCGCTCACTAAAAAGGACACTGCCAGCCTAATGGACGGCTTGCTCGCCACTATCGGGCAGTCGGGCTATGCCGGTCAGCCAGTAACCCGCGCCACCATGATTAACGCGGTCACGGCGGTAGCGCATCAGGCGGACGCGGATAGTGTTGACGATTGGCAGAAGCTCGGCGGGCGCGTGTTGGATCTGCCCCGCTCCGATTGGCAACGCGTGGCGATGGCCGCATAACCTACACTCCCCAAAGTGTGCCCCGCTTCGGCGGGGCTTTTTTTTGCCTAGCGTATGCGATA